ATAACAATGAACTCAGTTGCACAAGAAATATTTAACATTATAAAAGGCGCCAATTATGACGTAGTGCTTTTTACAGATGCTGGAGAAAAAACATTAGACTCTACAGCAGCAACAAGATTTTATATCCAAGACCAGGATATGATGGTTTCATTACGTTCAGAAGATAACAAGTTAGAATTATTGGTTCAAGTAGGATCAGATTTTGACGTTAACGCAAACAAAACACTGTTAAATAGTTTTAAGAGTGCAGTGCATAAACAAATGGGTGAGTATACAGTGAAAAGATTTGATAAAAACATAGAACCAAAAGACTTCTCGCATCAAAGTGTTACTGAAGGATTCAGTAAAGCATTTGGCGGTGTAAAAACAAGTTACATACAATTAGAAAACGCAAGATTAATTATTAGACACAGTAAAGGTGTTAATGAAGAAGTGCGTGGAGCAAGAAGCAGAAACATACATAGTTTATTTGTTGAAAATGCAAATAAAGAACAAACAAGATTCCCATACAAATATATGGCAGGCGCTAAAGCTATGGCCATGCATGTTAACCACGGTGGAACATTTGAAGATAGCAAAGGCGCAGGCATTATGAATATGTGCAAAGAAGCTATGGAAATGTCACAGTTCCTTACACACGTAAGAACAAATAAACTAGTTAACGAAGGCAATGCTAACGTAGTTGAAACTATCAAATCACAACTAAAAAGCATTAAAGAAACAGTAAGAGGTCTACAGACACTAAGAGGCTATAATAGTTACCAAACAAAAGAAATAATTGAAAATGAAGAAAAAACGGTTGACATATCTGATAAATTCTTGTATAATACATTTGAGACTGTAGATATGAATGAAGTTCTTTCCACAGTATCTCGTATATTTAACGAACGTGAGAGTAAAGATACTATGCATGATAAACTATTAAATGATACAATGGCTATAATTAAATCCGGAGATGATCTTAAATTACATGTTGATGCAAACGATCCAACTAATCCCAATAATGAAGATCCAGTAAAATGGAGCGGAGGAATGGGCCCACTTGCTAAGTTAAGTGCCATGTTATCTTATATTGGTATGACAACTAAAAATGACTCATTATTTAATGTGCTAACGCAAATGAGTAATGATGTGCATGATATGAAAACTGATAATACAATGTTAGCGGCAAAAATTGCTAACTATTTGTATAAAAAAGGCTCAGCAAAAACAATGGAAGTAGCTGTAAGCAGAGAAGAATCAATTACTGATTCGGTCCTTGCAGAACTTCAAAAAAGAATTTCTTAATTAATTAAGAAATAGTGCTTGACAGTAAGCACTTAAAGTAGTATACTGTATAGGCTAACAAAGGCAAAACAACTGTATGCAATGATTGTATACTTTATAAACTAACAAAGGCTAACATAGGCTAATATAGGAGAAACACTATGGCAACACTAGCAGAAATACGTGCTAAATTACAAGCACAAGACTCACGCCCAAAAGGCGGGTCACAAACAGGCGATAACGCCATCTTTGCACATTGGAACATTCAAGAAGGTTCTAGTGCAACATTAAGATTCCTACCAGACGCAGACGAAGGTAACACGTTCTTTTGGAAAGAACGTCAAATGATCCGTTTGAGTTTTCCAGGAGTCAAAGGCCAAGACGAGAACAAACCAGTAATGGTTCAAGTTCCTTGCGTTGAAATGTGGGGCGAGCAATGTCCTGTTCATGCAGAAATTCGTCCTTGGTTTAAAGATCCAGCTTTAGAAGATACTGCACGTAAGTATTGGAAAAAGCGTAGTTATATCTTTAACGGGTTCGTTACTGACAACGAATCAACAGAAGATAACATTCCTGAAAATCCAATTCGTAGGTTTGTTATTTCACCTCAAATTTATAAAATCATTAGTGCGGCATTAATGGATCCGGAGTTTGAAGAAATTCCTACAGATTATGAAGCTGGCACAGATTTTAAAATAATGAAATCTAGCAAAGGCGGATATGCTGATTATAGCACATCTAACTGGAGCAGACGTTCACGTGGTTTAGATCAAACGGAACGTGATGCAATTGCGGCAAATGGATTATATAATCTAAATGACTTCTTACCTAAGAAGCCAGACGCAGATCATTTAAACGCTATCTTTGAGATGTTTGAAGCAAGTGTGAATGGTGAGCTTTATGATGTAGACCGTTTTGGAACGTTTTATCGTCCATACGGTGTAGATGCACCAACAGGTGCAGCTAAAGTAACACCAGCACCAGCGGCACAAGTTGCGGCTCCAGTAGCGGCTCCAGTTGAAGCGGCTCCAGTAGCGGCACCAGTTGCAGAAGCGGCACCGGTTACACCACCACCAGTTCCAGCACCAGCTCCGGCTCCTGCTGCAGCAAGTGGAACGGCACCGAGTGCAGAAGACATCCTAGCAGCGATTCGTAATCGTAAGTAAATAACAAAACTTGGGCATGCATTGCATGTCCAAGTTCTTAGATTGGAGATATAAATGGCAAAACCTTTTGACGTAAGCAAATTCCGTAAAAGTATTACTAAATCAGTACCCGGACTAAGTGTTGGGTTTAACGATCCAGATACATGGATTTCAACCGGAAACTATACACTAAACAAGTTAATCAGTGACGATTTTAACAAAGGAATTCCTTTGGGTAAAGTTACTGTTCTAGCAGGTGAATCAGGTGCAGGTAAAAGTTATATAGCGGCAGGAAACGTAGTAAAAGCAGCACAAGATCAAGGTATTTTTGTTGTATTAATTGACAGTGAAAATGCACTTGATGAAAAGTGGCTACATGCATTAGATGTAGACACAGCAGAAGATAAACTTCTAAAACTTAACATGAGTATGATTGATGATGTTGCACGAACAGTAAGTGACTTCATGAAAGATTACAAAGCAGAATACACAGATAAAGAAAAGGATGAACGTCCTAAAGTATTGTTTGTTGTGGATTCGCTAGGCATGTTACTTACTCCTACTGATGTAGATCAATTCCAAAAAGGTGATATGAAGGGTGACATGGGTCGTAAACCTAAGGCATTAACTTCATTAGTTAGGAATACAGTTAATATGTTTGGTGAATTTAATGTTGGTATGTTATGCACAAACCATACATATGCCTCACAAGATATGTTTGATCCAGATGATAAGATATCAGGTGGACAAGGCTTTATCTATGCAAGTAGTATTGTTATTGCAATGCGTAAACTTAAACTAAAAGTAGACGCAGATGGGAATAAAACATCACAAGTATTTGGTATTAGAGCAGCATGTAAGGTAATGAAAACAAGATACTCTAAACCCTTTGAAAGTGTGCAAGTTGAAATTCCATATGAAACTGGTATGAGTCCATACAGTGGATTAACTGAATTCTTTGAAGCAAAAGAAATTCTTAAGAAAAGTGGAAACAGTTTAGAATACATTAGCCCAGTAACCGGCGAAGTAATTAAAATGTTTCGTAAACCTTGGAATGCCAACAAGGACGGCGCATTAGATCTTGTTATGGGTGAATGGGATAAACAACCTGACCATATCAAAGACGGTGATGGTGAAACAGACACAGACAACCAGGAGGTAGTTAATGAATCTGAGTGATAACGATTTAGAGTTATTTTTACAGATATTTGACAAGGCAATTGCACACATACCTGATAAAGTTAAAGAAAAATTTTCTGAAGACTTTATCTTTACACTAGATGATTATGGTGTAGATTTAAAAAGGCATGCAGTAGAAATAGGTGATCATGATGAACATTTAGATCAAGCACTTGCTGATCACTTTGAAGTCAACGATGAACTTGATTCAGATGATGAGTATTCAGAAGAATATTGGGAAGATGAAGACTAATGGCTAACTGGTATCGTAGAGTTTCACAAAACATGGGAGAGATAGTTTCGGCTATCTCTTTCTACGAACGTGAAATTGATGCTGCAAAGTTTGAATGTGGCATGAAAGGTGTTCTCGAAAAACACAGTAGAGAAATGCCGGGTATAGTTGAACATAGGTTTAATCAGTTACAAGAAGTAGAAGCAATATTAGAACATCTAAATACAGAAATGCGTAAACTACGTAGTCAAACATTTCGTAAGTTTTTAGAAAATTACAACAAAGCATTAAGTAGCCGTGATGCAGAAAAATATGTAGACGGTGAACAAGACGTAGTAGACTTACAATATCTAATCAATGATTTTAGTCTAATACGAAACAAATATATTGGTATAATCAAGGCACTTGAAGCCAAAGGCTTTCAAATTAATAATGTAGTTAAACTACGTGCCGCAGGATTAGAAGATATTTCATTATAATATAATTATCAAATAAATCTTAAAATAAATGTATAAAAAGGTTGACCTTTTGTTAAAAGTGTTGTATATTAATAA